GCCGACATGGACGGATAACTCGTCCTGTTGTATGTACCATTCAAAATCACTCATAAAAACACCTCTGGGGCTATTATACACCAGGGGTGTTGTTATGCAAACCTGCTCTGGATTAGTATTCACGGAGCATAAATGTGAAGAACCCGAAAACCGGCACTAACCGGTATAAAAAAGTATGAAGGGAGATTAATTTATGGATTGGTTAAAGGAACTACTTAAGAAGGCCGGAATCGAAGAGGGAAAACTGGAAGGCACGATTGCTGACATCAACAAGGAGCTGCCGAAATATTTTATCCCGAAGGACAAGTACAACGAAGCGGCCGAGGCAAAGAAGAAGCTTGAGGCAGACATTGACGAGAGGGACAAGCAGCTTGAGCAGCTCAAAAATGCTGCCGGCAACAGCGAGGAACTAAAGGCACAGATTGAGCAATTGCAAGCTGAGAACCAAAAAGCAGCCGAAGAATGGCAAGCCAAAGTTGCACAGATGCAGCTTGATTTTGCCCTTGAAAGAGCGCTGGCAGCTGCCAAGGCCAAAAACGCTAAAGCCGTAAAGGCTCTGCTTGACATGGAAAAAGTCAAGCTGGATGGCGAGCAATTGCTTGGATTGGATGACCAACTAAAGGCAATCAAAGAGTCTGATCCGTATCTCTTTGGAGAATCCGGCAAAGTGGGCAGCGGCACAAACCCGCCAGGTGCTGGCAACCCCGAAGCAAACCCGTGGAAGAAAGAAACCTGGAACCTTACGCAGCAGGGCAAAATCCTGCTCGAGGACCCGGCCAAAGCCACGAGGATGAAAGCAGAGGCGGGAATTAAATAACTTTATGAGGTGATAAGAAATGCCAGAAACAGTAACTAAAACAACCATAGGCGACGTTATAGTCCCTGCAGTATTTAACCCGTACGTTATTGAACGTACAGCAGAACTCTCCGCTTTTTACCAGAGCGGAATAATAGCCAGGAACCCCGAACTGGACAGACTGGCAAGTTCCGGCGGCAAACTCGTGAACATGCCGTTCTGGGAAGACCTGACGGGTAACGATGAAGTATTGAGCGATAAGACAGCTCTGACCGTTGGTAAAATTAGAGCAGGGCAGGACGTGGCAGCTCTCTTGGCTAGAGGCCGTGCATGGAGCGTAAACGACCTTGCAAAAGCCTTGTCCGGTGACGACCCGATGGCCGCTATTGGCGACTTAGTGGCCGCATACTGGGCAAGACGTTTCCAAGCCATCTTGATTAGCACTCTTGATGGCATATTCGGCGACAATGCAACCGAAATGAACACAAACCAGCACGACATTTCCGGTTCTGCAACCGCTGAAGATGATGATGTTATCAGCGCAAAGACCGCAGTTGATGCAATCTACAAGCTGGGCGACAATGCCGACAAGCTGACCGGATTTGCGATGCACTCCGCAACTGTGGCAAAGCTCGCCAAAGATGACCTGATTGAATATATCAAGCCATCTGAGGGAGCGGCAGAAGTGCCCTATTTCCTCGGCAAACGGGTTGTAGTGGATGACAGCCTGCCTGTTAATACTGGCACTGGCGTTTATACAACCTACATCTTCGGAGCCGGTGCCTTTGGCTGGGGTGAAGGCGGAGCACCCGTTCCGACCGAGACTGCCAGGTATGCGCTATCCGGAGATGACATCCTTGTAAACCGCAGACACTTCATCCTCCATCCGAGGGGAGTAGCCTTCCAGAACGCCAACCTGAGTGATGGCAACGGCGGAACAAATGCGACACCTTCAAATGATAATCTAGCCAACTACCTGAACTGGAAGCGTGTCTACGAGGCAAAGAACGTCCGTATCGTGCAGTTTAAGCACAAGCTCACAACTGCTTATTCTGCAGCACAATAAGGGGTGATGTGATGAGATTTTTAGACTATCTGAAGCGCTTCACCTACACGCCTAACGAGTTTTACGATCACTTGAAGGGGTTAGAGGACGCGGCCGGGGGTGACGTTGACCTCGTCATCCTCCCGGCCATGACCGGGGAAAGCGGTGACCAGCCGGCGCTTGATCCGACTGTTACTGAAAGTGATGGTTATGCCTTCGATGTTACCTTGCAGATAATGAACAAGGCCAAAACAAAGGTACTGGAATTCTTCAACGGGACCAGGGAAGTTAAGATTGACATCACGTCCGATTCTGGCACCATTGCCATTGATGATGGAGAGCAAGGGGCTGCCGGGGTTGACGTGACAAAAAACATGGCCTTTGAAAACGGCGTGTGTAAATTCACTATCACAATGGACGGTACTTGGGCAGAGAATGAAACCATCAAGGTAACTGTTGACGATGACGATGTAGGGATAATGGGCTACAGCATCGAGAAGGAAAACCACTTCCTTGTCGAGGTTCAGGCAGATTCAGATTCATAACGAGAGGGCCTTTGCGCCCTCTCCCATATTTTGAGGTG